CCCTGCTACATATTATATATAATCTATCTACAATATCTAACTACCTATCTATCTACTTAAAACTTAAACTTTCTATCTATAAATCTCGCTACGGCGTCAGGGTTCATATGCTTCGTCCAGTTTCCATCGTCGTTATGGAGGTCGTTAATCGGTAGGGGTTTTAGCTGTCCTGATAAATCAACCGCCTTAAACACCTCCCAAGCATTATCCAGCTTAGTTAAGCCTCTGTCGTTACACCATTCTCTATTGGCGTCTTGTAGCAACTTATACTCGGTCTTTTCTCCCTTTCCATAGCGAAAGAAGGTCTTGGTCTTGGCGTTGTATATGACATCTAATACAACCACTCGGTCTTTGTCGGTCTTATGCTTGGCTGACGCTCGTAAAACCATTCGGTCAGGGATAGCATCTCTTGTAGCCTCTCGGTCAATATTGGTTCTAACTCTTGTAGCTCCTCCTGAACTGGACGCTTTGACTGGGGCTACTTCCCTCACTACATCTCTACTGACTTGCGTATCAAGCACCTCGTCAATAATCTCCTTGTAGTTTTGTTGTAGGAAACCCACTACATCATCGGTCTCAGGATTGATAGCCTCTATGCGGTTGAGTTGGGCTTCAAAGTCTTTGTTCTCCTCCATCAGGCTTCGTATAGCCTTCTTGTTCGCCTGTAAATCATTAATTAAATTATCTCTTACCTTAGCCAGTATATCTACTGCCTGAGCTCCTAATGCTTTTCTCATACGGATTGCCTTACTACGCTCCATAGCGAGTTGTAGCTGTCTGTCGCTTTCTTGTAGCTCAGCCTCATACTCAGCATCGGTCATAACGCTAACCCCAGCATTAATAGCGTCCATTCTCTGTAACGGAAATATAGGCTCAGGCTTCTCAGCAACTTTGGTCTCGGTCTCACCTACAATAGTAACAGCCTTAGTTTTTAAAACTTTTTTCTTAGGGATTGCTCCCTCTACAACCGCCGAAGCAGTAGCAGTATTAGTATTAACGAGTTCGGTATTGATTTCGGTATTCATTTTGGAATTGGTTTTAGTTTCAACTGACATATATTCTTAACTTTTACCTTTCCAACAAAGGGAAAAAATAATTTCAATTTTTTTTTTGATGGTTCAAACCTAAAAAAGCTCAAATTTGAAATAGATATAAAGTAGATTTAAAATTAAATTAGAGCAATTTTAATATAGCCCCTACAAAAAAAATATATATAATAATTTATACTTACCTGAACCTACCTTGTTGGAGTTGGGTCTTTAAGCGTTCTCGTCCTCCATTAGTTCTTTTAGATGTAGCACTCCATACTTCTCTTGGATATATACGCAGTTTCCGTAACCGCAGTATTCAATATGACTATTGGGATAGCAACTATTCCAACCGCAGTATTTACAGAAGCCGTCCTCGTCATATGGATTTTCTTCAACTAAAATGTTAGCGGTCTCGTCGTCCTTAGCTTGTTGCTCTGCTGATATACTTACTATATGGCAATCCTTGTCCTCGTCTTCGTAGCATAACCAGCATTTCCCATTTACTGGTTTAGGGTCGTATTCTCCGTCAGGGTTCTTAGCTATATCTTTACAATATTGACAACCCTCGTCGTCCTCTACATAGCAATCGTTACATACAAGCTGTCCGTCGTTTTCCTTATTATCTTCATATGTAAGTCTTTCTCCGCAGTCGTAGCAGTAGTCGCAGTAGCAGTCGTCGCTTCCGTTATCCAGTCCCTCCATCTTTCCCTCGCATACTGAGCACCTTGTAACGCTTTCGGTATCGCTTTCGGTATCATCGTCTTCATACTCGTCGTCTTCCAGCTCAGCTCGTAGTATATTCTGTCGTAGGATACAGCGAGGCATAGCACCCTCCAAGTTTTTAGTAGCCCAGTATATTTTATCATCTACTTTGATTTTATCAGGGTCAGCAGGTCGTAGCACTTGACCTACGGCTACTCTACTACATATGTCTCGTTTCATATGCTCTCGTAATCCTCGTTCCCCTTTATACCAGTAAGGACACTTAGGGCACTCTTTACAACCCTTAGCTCCTACTTTATCAAAAGCCGATGGTGGCTTCGCTCGTTCTACTTGATTAAATTTCTTATCCAATCTTTGTATAATTTTCTTGACTGATGGACGACATAGGACTTTCTCTATATGCTCCAACATCTGTAACGCTGGTGGTAGCTCGGTAGCAGTAGGCATAAAGAATTCCTCTACATCTCCCATCATAGCATCGGTTAGGGTTTTACTGATACGCATAAACTCCTGTACGATATTCTCCTCAGGGTCATCGGTATCAACTTCCATAAGGTTCTCGTTATATAGCTCGTCTTGATTAGGTAATTCGGTCTCCTGTATTTCTAATAATAAATTTTGAGCCTCAGCAATAACAATAGAGGCAGTCGCATTTAAGGTATTGATTAATTCAGCGTTCATTCTTGTATTTTACCTTTCCAACAAAGGGAAAAATTAATTTCAATTTTTTTTTTAATGGTTCAAACCTAAAAAAGCTCAAATTTGAAAATACATACAAAATTAAATTAGGGCATTTTTACATATGACCCATTAAAAATAAAATTGATTTTATTTTTCACCTTTCAACCAAAGACAAATTAAAAGAATACACTATAACAAAAATGTTTAATTACGGCGGACAACAACGAATTATTCAAGCTACTTGCGGATTTACTATCAAGGGTCATCCCCAAGAAGTTAATAAGAAAATTATAAGACATAGAAAATATTGTATGGTATGTTTAACGGCTATTCAAAATGGAGATGGTGTAGCAGTAGTCCCACCAGCATTCAATAAAGTATCAGGAATGATGAATGGTTGGAACGGAATGCTTGGAGATGGACGAGCTACTCAAATGGTTACAACTGCGATTATAGATGGAAAAAGCACCGATATATATTTAGACGCTACTTGCGTAGAGAACGCTATGACAGAGATTGAAGGCTTAAAGAATTATATTGAAGAAGCTAATACGCCAGTTATAGATATTACAGCAGATGGAATTAAGAAGACAAAGGTCATAAACAAGCGTAAAGGTAAAAAGTAAAACCCCAAGTCCCAAATTGAAGGTAAGATAAGGTAAGTAATTATATATATATTTTTTTTCGTATAGCGTAGATATTGTAAAATAGGGCATTTTTCGTTTATTTAGGAATAATTATAATATAGAGCAATTATATATGACTGCTGAAAAAGTAGAACCTACTGAAACCGATAAGGGTATTACAGCGAGAGCGGAAGAAGAGCGAAAGTCGTATAGAGATAAAGTCGTAGAGCAAAGGTTACTATGGATTGCTGATACTACAAATGACTATACTTTATTTTTATATATGGCTTCAATTTTGGACTATATTGAATGGCATAACAAAGGTTGCCTTACAGAACTTGGTATCGCATCGTTAAAGATAGATATCTCCTCGTATATCCACTCCATTAAGACTGGCGAACCTAAGCTTACGCAGAAGAACTTGGTTAGACTACTCCTTAATATAATTAATTCCTATGCTGTATCTTATCTATTTCAGGGTATGGTTGAGTTTAGTAGGGAGAGTAAAATCTTTTTTGAAATGAATGATTTTCCAACGGCTATAATTGATGATAAGGATTTTGATGTAATTAGTGCTAAATTAGATGAGATTATTCCAAAGCTTAAAGAGTTTGTAGAGGGTTGGTCTAAGGCATTAGAAGGTAAATACATTAAGATATTTAATGAGGAGCGTAAGAAGGGATTTGTAAAACCCTTATTTCAAGAGGAACGAATTAGAATAGGAAAAATACCAAGTAGCTTATTAGAGGCTAAGGAGTGTAAATAATATTAAACTATATGATAACTTATATTATATAGTTTGGCTATACCTTTTCAAAGGTATAATTAGAGACTAATATACTTTTTACCAGCATTAGCTCCTAACTCGCTATCGTTATACGAATGAGCTACTAAATCTTGGGTATGAAAAGTCTTATTGATACCTGAGCCAGTTTTATATCCTGCTTTACAATTAGGGTCTTTTAGAGCATCTTTATACGCCATACCATTTTTGGAAGCATACTCCTTAACATATGTAATCCACTTATTAGGCATTTTACTATTACTTAATATTTTATTTTCGTCTATGCTACTTAATCCTTTACCAGCTTTTTTACCTTTATTTTTCTTTAACCAAGCGTTAAAGTCTGTCTCCATTAGCTTAGCATCTTCTTCATCTATTGAACTTAATGAGCTACTACTTGCTTTACTACCAGTCTCGGCTTTTCGTTGTTGAGCCTCAGTAACTAATGGTTCATCATCTTCTTCTATCCGTACTGGTTTTTTCTTAGCAGGAGCAGGTTTTTTCTTTTCTATATTAGCTACGGCGGCGGCTACCTTTGAACCTCTTGGAGCTCTCGGTTTCTTAGCAGGTTTATCAACAACCTCTTCACCCTGTATTTCTACATTAGCCATATCTAATTTTCTTGGAGCTCTCGGTTTTCTCGCCTTTTTAGCAGTAGGTGCAGGAGCTTCATCAACTACACCCCTACGCTCTACTGGAACTATATCCTTACTAATCTTAGTAGATGTTTTTGATGCCAAAGTTCTATCACTTGGTTCGCTACCTTTATCACTACCTTTATCGCTACCAGTTCTTAAAAAAGCAAATAGGTCAGGGCTATCAGCCAATCCTTTATCATAGTATCTATTTTTTTTACTACCTCTTTCATATTCAGTTTCAGTAGGTAGTATAACTCCCATCTTTTCCTTAGCCTGTTTCTTCTTCTTAGGTTGCTTAACATTCTCTTTATATCGTAACCCTTGTTTCTCGCAATTCTCGTACAGGTAGCAAGGTAAGCCCCTCTGCTTAATCTCATATCTATCTTTTTCTATATCAGCTGGTCTCAACCTTTCGTTACGCTTTACAGCATTATAGTATGCTTGTATCTTTACTCTATCATCAGGACTAAATTCTTCTAATAGAGGTTTTTCGCTATCCTCAATTTCCTCTACATTAACAATAGGTTTATCTACTGGTTTTTGAGCTATATTAAGCGATGTCTGTAATTTTCTTGATGACAAATTTCTTGACTTAGTAATAGGTATAACTAACCGATATCTATATGGAGGGGGCTTACCTTTCATATCAGGTAGCCGTTTAAACATATAAGTTGGTAGGTCTAATGATACGCTTCTAAATTCAGGTATAGATACAACTCCGCCAGTTTCAAATAGGTCTGTTTCAGCACTACCACCTACTATAAAAGGCTCTCCTAATCCATTCCCTATCTTTCTTTGTTCGTCTAAAACTTTCCTATGGAGTTTAAATATATCTTCGTCGCTATACTTTTTAGGAGCAGATACAAAATATACTAATGAATAGCGATTACCTTTAATAGGTCTATTAAAATGTTCTTGTAACGCTCCGTTGAATATAACAGGGTGTAGTTTAGTTTGATAGTCTTTATCTCCTACTACAAGTTCTCCGCCAGTAAAGTCTCCAAAAGATACAGCGAGTGATAATCCTATATTGTTTCCGTCAATATGTTTCTTAGTCTTGTAGTTATGATTAACTTGTATAGCCGTCCAAGGGATATAGTCAGGAACGACTTTCATACCAAAATGGACTAAGGCATTCCATAGCTCAGGGTGAGCCGAGTTATTCTTAAACTCTCCAAATCCTTTACCTCTAACCATTCCATAGCCGAAAACTTGGGTTCTACCTTTTCCTGAGTTTTTCCTACTATCAGTTGAATATATAGTAGTTTCTGTTATAATAGGTAGCACTTTATTATCTAACCATTTTTTAGCACTATCAGTTAGATTAATTCGCATTACATCAGTAGAGGATTTATCAATAGTAGTAAGTCCTTTACCTTCTTTAATTCCTTCTAATAAAGCTATTTGTTTTTTCGCATTCTCCATAGTAGTAGCGTATGAGTGTATAGTTTTCGTATCCTTATTAAAAACTCTATACAAATCCTTATTAGGTAGTTTTCTAATATCATATGGCATATAATATATAGTTTTATAAAAAAGTATAGAGAATTCCTTATTCATCTAAACCCCATAGTAATCTTCTTGCTAAATTATTAGCACTAAAAGGATTATCTTTCCAATCTCCTTTTATATTAGCACTACGAGCTAAATAGTTATCCCTTCTTAAAGGGTCTAAATGTTTAGTATAGTCTTCATATTGTATATCTCCAAAATGAACTATCTTACCCCCATTTTCATCATATACGCTATACTTTTTTGTTGGTTCGCTTGAAAAGTTTATAATAACATCATCTCCATATATTGCCTTAGCTCTTTCCATTACAGTAATAGGATTAGATACTTTTTCTACTTCCGCTATCTTAGCTTTTCTTTCATCTCTAATTTTCTTAGCCTTTTCAGCCTTGATACGATTTTTCTCTTTATCCTTAGCCTCGCTTTCAGCCAATCTTTCTCTACGAACTTTATCCTCCTCTTCTTTTATACGCTTACGCTCAGCATCTGCTTCTGCTTTTTTAGCTCGTTCAGCTTCCTCTAATGGAGCATCTAATATCTTATACTCAGCCAATCTTTGTTGTCCTAATGGAGTTAGTTTAAGTCCATCGCTAAAAGCACCTTGACTAATTTTACCTATTGGTTCAAGCGTATCAGGGTCGTACAGGGTGCTATCACTCCAAGCTTTATATACTCTACCTTTAAAGTATTTGAAGTCTTTAATGCTTTTAAAATCCCTATCATCTTCGTAGTATTTAACCCATTTACGAGTATTAGGAGTTTTAGTATCAACCCACTCGTTCATTACACCTATGTATTGAGGATTTATATCTTTACCTATATTAGATTTCCTACGCTCAACAGGTAGCGATAACTCTAACTTAACTTCCTCAGGAGTTAATTGGTTAGCTCTATCTTCTATATCTTTTAATCTCTTAGCTTCTGCTCTATCAAATGCTTCTTTTTGTTTCCTATTGGTTGTCTTAGTTTCTCGTTCCGCTTCTGCCATACCAGTTAGTTCTACTTGTTCTCTACCTCTTTCTGCGTCTAATTCATCTAATCGCATCGCCTCAGGATATTTTTTTGTCATAGCTTTCATAGCTTTTTTCATAAGATGTTTAACATCAGGTTCTATTGTAGCCATCATTTCCCTATGTAAAACAGATAACTTATAGTCTATTTCGTCTTCTCTTGTTTTAAGCGTAGGTCTATATCCCCAATCCCAATCTAACTGCTTTATAAGCTTATTGATAAGTTCTTTTTCTCTTGCTGTATCCTTATGAAATATATATCCTCTATGACTACCAAAATCCATTTGATACTCTATAACTCTTAGTATATAAAATGGTTTCTTACTATTATACTGAGCTTCTTCTGCTGATGTTAATTCTATCTCAGGAGGATATGGTAGCGTTGGTATAGGTCTATTAGGTATTTTATCTATATTACCAAATTTAGTTCTTAATCCGTTAATTATAACATCTTGTTCTTCTCTATCAAAAAATATAACTTTTACACCATCATAATATCCTACTAATTTATATTCACCACCATTAGCAATCTTATCATAGCTTTTTAATTTGTTATATAGAAATTTGGTATCCCTATCAATATATAAATTATCAATTTGATAAATAATACCATATTGAATATCTGTTACAAACTCTTTATTTTTACCTGAAATTTGATAATGTTCGTACTGACCTTTTGTAGGATAAGTAAATTTAGTTAATCTACTTTTATCAAATGTAGGATTATTAGGGCTATCATATAATACATTCATATTATATTATAGTATTTTATTTTTCCTCTGCTTCTTCCTTATCTTTACTATTAGCCCTAAACTCCTCCTCTTTTACTTCGGCATCTATATCTCTAATAATTTTGATACGCCCTCCGCATACAGAGCATTCTTTACACTTGCTTTTAAAGCATAGCGAAGCTAACTTAATAACCATAGCACTTGTCGTAGCAACGAACGCTACCCAAAACACTTCTGATAACATATATATATATATATATATACTTTTAAAAAAAGTATAGCAAAACTACTAATATATAATTTTGCTCCACTTTTCTCAAAAGTGGATTTCTACCAAATTTCACTAAATACAGAATAATTACAATTAACACTCTCATTACCAACAATATACTTACCTTGATTAGTAAATCTCGCTCTTCCATCATCAGTCATACGAGGAGTAGGATTTCCAGTAGCATCAGTCCAAGATGCTCCAAAGTTAGAACTATAATAATATCCAGTAGAATACCAAGCAACTTGAAACCTACCATCATCAGTCATAGCAGTTTGTATCCATTTTTGGTCTGCTCCCATAATAGTCCAAGTTACACCAAAATCATTAGAACTTATACCTCTATCAGCAAGACCATTATCATTTGCTAATGCTATAATATATTGTCCGTTCGCACTCATACAGCATCTATACCAAGACCTACTACCAATACCAGCAGCAGTCCAAGTTACACCATAATCACTTGATACATAACCATCGTCAAATTGAGACATACCAAACATATATTTTCCAGTTGCTGACATACAAACATCATACCAAACTCCAACAGGAGCAACTCTTACCCAGTCAAGACCATAGTTAGTAGATTTTCTTAATCTTTCAGCACCTGAAACATCTGCTATAAGAGCGTATTTTCCGTTAGCAGACATACAAGCAGAAACATATGGTAAAGCAGGAGCATTAGTTATAGTAAAAGAACTTCCGTCCCAACGATAAACATCAGTTGAATTAACCCCTCCTCCCTCACCCAAAAGAAGACCCCATTTTCCATCTGCTGAAAATGTTAGAAAGTCAAAATTAAATGGAGCAGAATTAAAATTAACTTGCGGAGCACCACCTGTTCCAACAGGTAAATAAAACCAAACATCAGCACCTGACCCATTTGTTACACCGCAAACTGAACCATTAGCACTACAAGCAAAGCAAGTTCCATTATAAACACCAGCAAATATAGAATTTTGAGACATACCTACAATAGTATTATAGTCATAATTTTTATCTTGTAAAATCAAACCTTCTTGAAAACCAGCAGTTGCTACGGCAGTTGATATAGTAGTTTCTGATGCTGTTGTAATAGCAGTTTGAACCCAAGCAGTAGTAGGAATTTTAGTTGAACTATCAGTTGAAGCAGGTTGAGTAGCAGATGAAGTAGGTGGATTAGTATTTGTAAAATTTACAAGACCAGTAGCGGTTAATGTTCCATTAACATTTGTTGTTAGCAGGGTTTCTGTTCCCTGAGCGTTAGGAAATTTTAGGTATCTCAAATCTCCTACGCCGATAGTAAGACCATCATCGGCTGATATCCAGTATATATTGTTAAAACGATTTACATTAGGACTTGGTGGCGGATTTACACTCATCTTATACATATATACTTTTAAAAAAAGTATAACAAAATACTTTAATTAATTTGGATATACCTTTCTAAAAGGTATAATCTACGCTATTCTTGTATATTGACACCAGCTAATAGTTGTTGTTGTTAAAGACATAGCACCAGTAAATGTAGAAAATTGATTAAGATAATAGTTTGTAGCAGTAGGAACTGAAAATGTATAACTTATTACACCTACTATTTGGTCGGTAGAAGAAGTTGTATAAGTTTGATGACCCATTACGTATGCTTGAAAACCTCCAACCTGAGCCGTAGCACTTGTAGATATTCCAACTTGAATATTAGTTATATCACCAGTAGCAGCAGATTTAGTATTGAATATATTAATACTGAAAATATATACGCCTGGCTGTATAACTCCTAATCCTGCCCCACTTGTCATATTAGCAAAAACACCTGTTGTTAAAGTTGCTGTAACATTAGCATTAACTTTATTTGTATATCCTAAGTATCCATCAGTATTAGTAGGCTGAGTTGTTTGTAGGATTACATTAGAAGCAAGAGTAAGATTTTTAGCAACCCTTAAAGCAGTAGAATTAATCCTAAAAACTTCGGCACTATTATATTGAAATTGATATAAAGCCGTAGCAGTTCCTGATGGTATATAATTAAAAACTTTATAACCAATTGTAGTATCGCTAATATTAGGAGTTCCATCGTCAAATGATAAAGTAACATCAGAGCCATTAGCAGTAGTAATAGTAGTAGCAGCAGTATTATTAATGTTTATTTGTCCGTTACTATCTAATCCAGTAGTCATAACTGGTCGTCCTATAAATGTTTCTACGGCAGATTGAGAAGTAGGAAATTTTAAGTATTTAAGGTCTGCTTCTTGTTGGGTAAGGGTTGTAGGAGTTGTATCCCAGTATAGGTTATTAAATCTATCAACATTAGGATAAGGTGGTTGATTAACTGACATATATATATATACTTTTATAAAAAGTATAGCAAAATTCCCCTATACTATTTAGATAAAATAAAAACAATATTATATTCTATTCTATATATAATGTCTGTTAAGAAAGCCGAGATAGTTGATTGGTATAAGAAAATCCCTAAGAAATTTCTTCTAAAATCCCATAATCCCCACTTTGATACTCATCATATTAAATTGCCGTTTCGTATGATTATAGCAGGAAACTCAGGCTCAGGAAAAACTCAAACGCTACTCAACTTACTATACAATATGCCTGATACATTTGAGAAGATATTTATAGTAACAAAAAATAAAGATGAACCACTATATAACTATTTGGAGGACAAATTAGGTAAGGAAGGATTAACTATTAAGGAAGGTATAAGCGAACTACCTGATGTAGATAGTTTAGATAAGGAACAAAATAATTTAATTGTATTAGATGACTTGGTAAATGAACCAGCCAAGCAACAGCGACCAATCGCAGATTTTTTTATAAGAGCAAGAAAAAAAAACGCCAGTATCATATATATATCGCAGAGCTTTTACGCTGTCCCTAAGCTAATTAGAGATAACATATCGTACTTAATTATTAAGCAAGTATCAAGTATGAAGAATTTGACTATGATATGTAGAGAATGTAGTTTAGGTATAGATAAAGCTCAATTGAAAAAGATATATGACGATGCTACGCAGTCCAAACAGGATTTCCTACTAATAGATTTAGAGGGAGATAAAGATAGCAGATTTAGGAAGAACTTTGATGAGATATATGTTATTGACGAAGTGATGTAGATTTTTTGCTATACTTTTCCCAAAAGTATAAAAAAAACTTATAAATTTAGAGTATTTTATAAAAATAATTATGTTTTTATATAATATAAATGGCGAACTACACTATGCCCCCAAGATTGAAACCAAGCGATTATGCTAAGGGAAAAATTACGCAAGACGAGATTATAGCGTTACAGATAGCTAACGATAAGAATATTGCTAACGCAAGAAAGGCTGTTAAAATGGGAGAACCAGCAACACTATTAGAGAGCCAAGAAAAGACACCTGAGGAACTTTTAGTAGATGATGCTAAGCAAGAAGACGACCTACGAAAGAATTTAGAGAAATTAGGATTACGACCTCAGGAAGCTATTGCTACTATATCTGCTATTAGAAACGATGGAGAAATAATTCTACAAGATTTAAATCTAAATTTCCCATCATTAGAAGCAGATATTAAGAAAAGATTTAATCCTAAGCTTATTACGCCTACTTTTTTAGTAGAATACTTTAAGAAGTATAGCGTAGAATTAGAAGGAGCATTAGGGTTTAAAGTATTTAATCCAAATAACGCAGGGCTTAATGCTAATATTAATAATATAGCAGAACTACGAGCAATTATACCTGACCCAGCTGTTATTGAATATATTAGAAGAGCCGCCCAAGAAGGTAGAATAGTAGGTCAAGAGATGTTAAGGGATTTAGATAGGCTACGAGATTTGTTACCAACGGCAAGAGATTTACAAGCATTACAAAACTTAGACCCTATTAGACAGCAACGCATTATAGATGACCTATTAGTTCAGTTCGCCGATATGCCAAACGAAGCTCAAATACGACAATTAGCAGGATTAATTAACGCTGATGCCGTAGATAGAAATCAATTTCGTAGAGAAATAATAGCTATAATAGATGCTATACCAAGAGGTCGCCAAGAGAATATCGTTAATGCTGAACTAAACTTAGGAGGCGTACGAGAAATCATTAGGGAAGAGTTAGCGAGATTACCAGCAGGAGTAGGAAGACGAGCAGATGACGGAAGTTCTATGGTTCAAGGAAGTATGGCAGGTGTAGAAGAAATGTTTGACCCTGAGGCATTAGCTCAACAAATGCGAGAAGAAGAGAGACAATTACAACGCCAAGAAGCAGATAGACAAGTGGCATTAGACTTTTTAGAGGCTGAAAAACAATTCGCTATGGGTTTAAGAATGGGACAAATTCAAGCAAAACAATTAAAAGATGGAACAAATTTATATATTGATGTCGCATCAGGACAAGCAATTAGAAGCCCTAATTTTGGAGCATTAACAAAAGGTCAGCAAGAGGCTATATTAGCTATGAAACCAAGAGGACAAGTAGATTTAGGGGAATTAAGTAGTATGACAGGAACAACCGCAGAAAGTAAAGAAACATTAGCCTCTTCTATATCATTAGATACAGCAACATTAGCAGAAATGAAGGCTACATTAAAAGCTCACCCTGATTTAGCAGGAGCGCTTAGAGATTTACGAGATGGTAGCCAAGTTAATTATAATGACTTAGTAAAGACAGAGGGAGCTGAAAGAGGTAGAAAAGTATGGTGGGAACATACAAATCTTAGAGATTTATTTAGAGGTAAGTTTGGTAGAGGAATTAAGGGAATTGGTAACCATTTGGCTCAACCTTTCTCAAAGGTTGAAGGACAAGGAGTAGCTAACAGATATAGATACTTAGGTCAAGGAGTTAATCCTGAACCAAGACCAAGAGTTATAGTTGGACGAGGTATAGCAGTTAAGGAAACACCAAGCTATAAACAATATGGTAAATATGCTATCCATATTCCTCAGTTAGAACAACAGGATATGTTAAATGTTAAGTATAAAAGCTTAGGACAAATCCCTAAGTTTAAGCCTATGGCGGTCAGCGATATATTTAGAGACTTTATTTTAGACCTATTGGAAACAGGTAAGCCTAATGTACGAGTTTATCATCAGGTATCGCCTCAGGAGCGTAAAGTATTTGAGGAGATGTCAATAGGTGCTGGTGTATGGAATGGTTTAGGACTTAAACGAACTACTACTTCTACTGATGAGGAGGAAAATAAACGCTTTGAGCTACTAAAAGGTGAGTATTTAGCAGGTAATAATAATCCCAAAGTTATTAGCGAATTGAGACGCTTAGTGGTTAAGATGATGAGTGATGGTAGAATAAGAAAAGCTCAGGGATTAGAACTACTTATGGAATTATCTATTTAGAAGTAATAGGGAAAATATGATATAAGGAATTTTGCTATACTTTTTTTATAAAAGTATATATAAATGAGAACCCTTATCCTGAATAGCACTAACATAGTCGCTGGAACTAATAACTCTATCTTGTCTTACGAGTTCGCTGGTGGTAACATCAACTTAAAGAAAGGTCAAAAAGTAGCATTAGCTAATTTACAGATGTATTACTCAACATTCAATATAACAGCTCTTAACCGAAATAATACTTACTCTTATAAATGGGTTAATGGAACTACATATACGATAACTATGCCTGACGGCTTTTATGATGTCCCAGCATTAAATAACTATCTACATTTTGCTATGGTTCAAAACGGACATTATTTAGTAACAGCAACAGGTGCTTTTGTTTATCTTATGGAGTTCAATATTAATCCTACGCTATATGCTGTTGAGGTTAATTGTTATACTATTAGTGTTGCTATTGCCGCTGCTAATGTATGGACTTTACCTGCCGCTCCTACTTGGGTCTTACCTAACAATATTATAGTGCCTGAATTAATTGTCCCTGCTTCTCCTCAGCAATTCGGTTTAGTGATAGGTTTCGCCGCAGGAACTTATCCTAACGCAGTTATAAATAATACTGGGGCTCAAACTCCTCCTAATCAAACCCAAGTTCCAGCCTATACAGTAACTCAAACTTTCGTATCTACTATTACTCCTCAGGTTACGCCATTAAGCAGTTATATATTAACTTGTTCTCTAATTAATAACAACTACGCTGTTCCTAATAATCTTATGTATTCATTCGCCCCAGTAGGAACAATTGGAGAACAATTTACTATCGCCCCTAATCAGTATGTTTTTATAGATGTCTTACCAGCTCAGTATAATAGGTTTAACGTCCAGTTCATAGACCAAAATTTTAGACCAGTTGCTATTCAAGACCCAAATATGATTATTCAGTTGGTTATTAGCGACCCTAACGAAGATTTAGGACTTTAAGCCAACCTTTTAGAAAGGTTGAGCCAAATTAGGAGTTTTTGCTATACTTTTTTTAAAAGTATAATATATAGAATGCTTATCCATCATTTAAGGAAAACTACAAGTGGAGCTGGTGGAGGAAATACTTGCGGTTGCGGAGGTAAGATTAGAGCGAAACCCCATAGAAGAAAATTACAAGGTAACGGACTTAAACAATTGGCGTACGATACAGATTTAGGGGTAGTTAAACCTACGAGGATTTTACAAAACATTAAGGTAAAGAAATCCTCTATCCCAAAGAAGTATATTACTTTTGAGTAATCCAACCTTTTAGAAAGGTTGAGCCAAATAATTTAGGGGTATTTTTTGCTATACTTTTTTTAAAAGTATTGAATTAAGCGTAGATTATAAATATTTTTATCTTATTAATATTTATAATGGATAGTATTGTTTTTGAAGAAAGCGTTAATACCGAAATCTCCTCCTCCGAGTTCGTAGATAAGCAATGGCTATATGTTAATGATAATAACAACGGCTCATACTCTTCCCAAGTTGTCCTTGATACAACTCCCTTAGCAAATTCAGGCTCTTATATTAACTGGTCTGAGGCATTTATTCTTATGCCACTTGTTCTCCAACTTCAAGCCCCAATAGCCAATTTAGCACTTGTTACGGCTGCTGACTTTATTGTAGGACTTAAAAGTGGCTACTGGAATATGCTACACTCTCTTACTTGCGAATTCAATAACGGAAATATTATCCAGCAAGTGCCTTTTATGAATGTTTTTTGTTCCTTTAAGAACTTAACCAGCTGGTCTAAGGACGACCTTACCAACTGGGGTTCTGTATGCGGTTTTGCTCCTGATAGTAGCAGAGCTTGGGCTTACCTTGCCGTTGCTCCTGTCGCCGCTGGTAACATTACTCTATCTGCCGCTGGAACAGGTCTTACCAACAATCGTAATGCTCCTTTTGTTACCATTACTGGTCTTCCAGTAGCCGCTCCTCTATTGTTTTACAATCTTGTTACAAGAGCTACTACTGGTTCAAGTGATGTCCGCCAAGTTGCCAACGATGGTATGTATGAGCGTCAAACATATAATAACTATAATGATGAACTAACGGCTGCTAATATTTTCTCCTCTAATAAAGGTCTATTGATGAGTAACGCTAACTGCTCTGCTGTCTTCCGTTCCTATACTAATGAAGTTGCTGGTGCTGTTTTTGGCGAACGCTCCTTTACTATTGATGCCGTTATCCGTCTCAAAGATATCGCTGATTTCTTCCAAAAGTGCCCTATGTTGAAAGGCTCTACTATGCGTATCTACTTGAATACTAATCAGTGCCAGTTCGGTATCTCCCAAACCTCAGGACAAACTGACGCTGTTGGTGCGGTTCAATCTCAACCTCTTCTTAACTTGGCTACTGCTCCTGTTATTCTTGGAGGTGGAGGAACTTGCCCTGTTCTATACGCTTCTAACGGCTTAGGTCAAGGTGCTTCTGTTCTTACGCCTACATCGGTTGCCGCTCCTGTTACTATTGCGGTTACTGTCGCTCTTTCTATCGTTAGAACTCAGTTTAGCGTAATGAATTCCACTTATGCTTGTCCCTTTACATCTGTCCGCTTGTACGCCCCTGCTTATACGCTCAGCCCTATTGCGGAACAAAGATATCTTTCCCTTTCATACCAAAAGCGAGTGGTATATAATGATATCTTCCAGTTCTCGTTCCCTAATCAACCTACTAACTCTCCCTTTAATATTTTGGTTAGTAATGGTATCCCTAATATCCGCTCGGTATTGGTCTTGCCTTTGCTACCAAGAGCTTCTAACGGAACGGCAGGTGCTGGTTTTACTACAAGTGCTACTATTTTATCTCCCTTCGCTTCTACACCTGCTTCCCCTGACCCAATTACTATACAAAACTTCCAAATTCAAATAAGCGGAAAAAATTTATTTATCAATCAGCTCCAATACGATTTTGAGACTTTTGTAGAACAGCTTGTATGCTCTAACCAATTGAACGGCTCTTTGACTACATCTCTTGGTTCAGGTTTAATTTCTAAGCTTGACTTCCAATACTTATACCGCTACTACTACGGAAACTGCTCTCGCTCCCTACCAAGCGAAGAGGGCGTCTCTAAGGCAGTCCAAATTCAAGGAACACTCCTTACTCCTTTGGCTACTGGTGTAGATTTGATGGTGTTTGTTGAGTTTGAACGAGAGATTACTATTGATATTAGAACAGGAGCAAGAATTGCTTAGAAAAAAATAATAATTTTTTATTTTTTTTCTTAGTAGCTCCAAATACAGGGTTTTAAGCAACATTTAGGAGTAATTACCCATAGCGTTAATTATAAATATTTTTATCTAAGTAATATTTATAATATGGAATACGGAATTAGTTGCTCCCCAGCTCAAATGCGAAAACTTAAAAGTGGAGGTGCTGTTACTTTAAATAGTAGCCATTTTGTAGAAGATGCTCCGCATCGTATGATGGTAATGCCTAATACCCATAGGCGTATCCAAACTGCTATGCGAAAAAATAAGGGTGTAAGAATTGCTTTAAAACCTGAGGAAGATATTGTCGCTATGACCGAAGGTGGTAAGGTATCTTTGAAGAAGCTTGGTAAAACTATTAGCAAGGGTGTTAGTAAAGGTGCTGATGTAGTTAAGCGAGGATTTAATAAAACTATTGTTGATAGTGGTGTAGGAAAACAGATAGCAAGAGAACTTATTGATGTAGGAACTAAGTATGTCCTACCTGAGGGATTAAGTGCTTTATCTATGTTGGCTGGTGACCCTACTGGTATGTCAGGACAAATTGTAGGAGACTACGCAGGTGATAGACTTGATAGATACGCAGCGAGTAAAGGGTATGGTCTATTTAAAACTATCAAGAAAGTTACAGGCGTTAATAAAAAGACGATAGTTAAAGCCGCCAAAGATGTAGGGAAAACGGCTGTACGAGTTGGTGCTAAGGCGGCAGGGGAAGCCCTTACTGCTTATACAGGTAATCCTGCCGCTGGTATGGCTCTTGAACGAGTAGCTGTAAGTGCTGCTGATAGAGCAATTGATAGCAAGAGTGGTAAGGATATCCTAAGAAATGCTGGTAGAGGTGCGAAAAGCCAAGCCAAGATGATAGCCGTTGAAGGTATTGATGACTATATTGATGCTAACTTATCAGGTGTTGAAAAAGATATAGCTCAAAAAGCACTCGCTGGTAAGTATCCCTCCGCAGCCGATTTGGTATATGATTATGGTAACTCCAAGATTGAGGAAATGTCTATGTCAGGTTCAGGTCTTCCTCGTAGAACAAGAGGTGGATTAAGAATGGTAGGTAGAGGTGCTTCATTAACTCCTGCTTATGATGTCGCTATGAGACATATACGAAGCGTTAATGGCGGTGCTATTTCCTCAGGATTTAGTGTAGCAGATGATAGGGATGTTACTTCTGCTCCTTCAACCCTTACTCAACTTGGTAGTCCATTTCAACGATACGCAAGTCCTGCTATGTCTCCCTTTATTGCTGGTAGCCCTCAGTTGGTAGGACAGGGTATGGGATATGGAGGTAAAAGTATGAAACCGAGAAGCGGAGGCTCTTTTCTTCCATCAGGAACAAGAGGAGGTAGCTTTATCCCTGCTGGGGTTTAATTATACTTTTAGGAAAAGTATATCAAAAATATAGTATCGTTTGGTTATACCTTTTTTAAAGGTATATATATATAAATGTCAGTATTTAATGTTAATAGAGTAGATGAAAATTACTTACAACGCTTGATAGATGATTTACAAGGAGACCATAATAACCTATTTAACTCCCTAAAAAATGGTACGAGTGAAAAGGATAAGGCTAAGCTTAAAAATAAAAAGATAGAGAAGCAAACTCAACTTATAGCGAAACTAATGAATTCAGCCCTACTTTTAAAACAGGTATTAGAAGAAACTAAAAAAGTAAAATAATATAAAGATAACCTATTATATAGTATAATGAATAATCTACGAGGTATTAATGCTGGTATGGGATATTGTCATATTACAGATTTAGATATATTATTTTGTTTTGGGATTTTTGCTATACTTTTAATAAAAGTATATTATATAATATATATTATTAATAAAAAACAATATAAAGATAACAACATATCTAATATATAAAATGACTGAGTTAGACAAAGCATACGAAGAGATGGGTAGAGTAAATGAAGAGCTATATAAGCCTATTATTCAAAGAATATATGGTAGAGTTTTAAAAACTGAGTATAAATTTGCTGGTATTGATTTCATAGGCAAAAATTTTTCAGGAGAGTTAAAAACAAGAGACCTTATCCATAACGATTTTCAGGATACGATGATAGGCAACAACAAGATTAAAAAGGGGTTTAAAAACCTACTGAAATTTGACAACGATAAGTATGATACTAAGTATAGAGTGTTTTATTGGTTTGGGTTCAAAGATGGGCTATATGTTTGGGAACTAACTAAGGAAGCATATGAGCTTAATGGTGGCGATAGTAAAATTAAAATAGGCGGAACTTGTAAGAGAGGAACTGATGACTATAAAGACCATTATTATATTAATGTAGAGCATCTTGTCAAAATAGATGATACTCCTTGCTGGGTTCATCCGTTGGTAGCTGAAAATAGTAAGAAGAGAGTAGAAAAACCTACTACTGGAATTAATCCTGCGCTACTGGGAATGATGAAAAGGGCTAAACAACAACAAGCCTATTAAATAATATAAAAAGTATAGTTCTTTTGCTATACTTTTTATAAAAGTATATTATAATGCTATCTAATTTTGATTTAGAAGATATGGCGGAAAAAGATAGGCTTGATTTGATAGGTGTATTCAATAAGGATATGTTACCTAAGGAGCGAGTAATGGGTAGCTATATTATTAACTTACAGGACTACGCCGATGGTAACGGAACGCACTGGGTAGCCTTTAAGATATTTGATAATAAGAAATGCTGTTACTTTGATAGCTTTGGGTTACCTATGCCAAAAGAGGTTAATGCTTTCCTAATGCCGTATAAGCCTGTCGCTTCTAATAATAGAACTATACAAGACTTTAAGTCTCAAAAATGCGGATACTTTTGTATGGCTTTTATTAGCTACTTCAATAACTTTAATACTAAGAAAAATGATGTATATGAGGCGTACGATGATTTCCTTAACTGCTTTTCCATTAACCCTAAGACTAATGATAAAATTGTAGATGAATTGTTAAAGAAATATTAATATATATATATATATATATTCGTATAAACAGATATAGAAATATCTTATTTATATATAATAACCTAATGGACGAAGAAAAAAAATCAACATATACTCCTGCTGTAAAGAAAGCTATTGATAAGTATAGAAGTAAGAATGTAGAGAAATATAACCTACTACAACGAGAGTATTATAATGAGGCTAAGGAAGACCCTGAGTGGAAAGAGAAGTTTAACGCTCGGTGTAAAGAGAATAATAGAAAGTATAGAGAACGCTTACGATTAGAGAACCCTCCAAAACCCATCGGTCGCCCAAGAAAACCCCTCCCTAAGATTAGGGTTAAGGAAATTTTGTATGATATTTAAAATTGCCCTTCTTTAAATCATTTTAAAATATTAAATTTGCCCTTTTTTAATATTTTAAAATTAAAAAAAAAATTGAAATTAATTTTTTAAATTAATTGTTTTGAAAACGATTTAAAAACAACAATATCTAATATATAATGAAAGGTCAAAATCAAAAAGTAAAATCTGTTGATATTATAACTATGGCGTCCAAGAAAAAGAAAACCGATTTAGAGAAAGCCTTAGACTATTATAAGGTAGGTGACAAAAGTATAACAAGCGTAGCTCAACAAATGAAGATACGAGTAGGAGATGTAAAGATGAAGCGTAAAGACGGCTCAACTACTACTAAGAAAGTATCTCCAAGTAATGAACCAAATTCATACTATGCTACTAAGGTAAAGGAACAGATAGTCAAGAGATGGAAAGCCGATACTGAGGAATACATAGGTAACTATAAAGTCTTCTTCAAGCGATATGATAAGAACAGCAAAAAATATAGAGATGTTTATACTTCGTATTCTATACAAACTACGAAAGCAAATCAAAAGGACTTAGCTTATCTTAGGTATCAGGAACTTATAAATCAAACTATGGAGAACTACGATGATGTAGAACCTGATAGTTTCGCTATGGCTGAAAGTGGAGAGCTTATACCTGTATCCAAGAAAGGAGAAGGTATCCAAGTAGTAGCAGGAGTAGTTCAATCTACGGCATCAGGCGGACAGCGTAAGGTAGGTAAATACGGAGCGAAAAATATACTCAAAATGCGATTTACAAATCTACGACTAAGCAAGGAGGAACAAGTATGGGATACTGGTAGAGGTAGATGCGTAATAGACTTCTTGATATGGAGATACAAAGATGAAGTAGGGTTCAAGAAAAAGTTAGGAAAAACCGATAGACATATGTATAAAGGAATGAATTGTAGCGTAGCAGAAATATATCTTAACGAGCTATTTAAAGACGATGGAGATATAGATGAGCCTTTGGTAGCAGGAGTTAGCATCTATCAGTTAGAAGCATTCTGTAACGAGTTTGGAATGTCTATGTATGCTTACGATGTTAATGGAGGACTTATTGAATACTATAACCCTGTATCAAAGCAATCAAGAGAACCTCTTATATTTACTTGCTATGGAGAACACTTCTATCCTATCGTAGATAAATTGGAGCGTAAGATTAAAGTAGCAAAAGCTATATTTACAGGAGCGATGGACTATAAATCCGCTGATGAAGATGTTATAGGAGCTGGTAAAGGTAAGAAAAAAGAAAGAACCCTAATAGCTCCAAGCGAAGAAGAATGGGAACAACATAAGGAACAGATGAAGCAACAGAAACAAGCTATAAAAGCGTATGCGGATTTTATAGAGACAAACAAAGTCCCTAATGGAGTTACTGAGTTTTGGTTCAAGGATAAAATGCTATGGAATGTTTATAGTAAGTTAAAAAAAGACGCTACTGAACTTATTAGTATGAACTTCCAAAATAACTACGCTATGGAATATCTAATTACTAATGATATGGAAGTCCCCTATCCATTAACTGATAGTTCAGTTGTAGTGGAAAATGGTTCTATACAAAAATTAGTGTATGACGATACTATTGTATTAACAAGTCCAATTGATAAGCGTATGAAAAGATATATGGAATGGAGGGACGAGCAATATCAAGGCGAGACATTTGTATATGCGATGAATGCTATATGGAAAGATATGTATCCGTTTGAGCTTACCAAAGCCCCTTTCCTATCAAGTCCTAATGACGAAGTCCTTAAAGCGTTGAGTGTTGAAAATGTAAAGTATAGAATTCATATGGGACGAACCAGCGATAAATATACTGGCGCAGAGATTAGAGGGCTTCTATTATCAGGAGATGCTATCGCAGTTGATATTAAAAGATGCTATGCGGATTGTATCTATAACCAACGAGAAGACTTCATACGATTTACAGGTAGAGAACAAGTAGAGGTTTGGGACAAAAAACAATTAACTGCTGGACTATACTTCGTTGAGACTGATGATAATATGTTATTCCATATGTCTAATTGGTATAGTAGAAAAATTATACAGAAAGCCGAAAGGGAAAATATTAAATTTAAAATTACTCATCAAATTCGCTGTATTGACGAAGTATGGAGTGGTAACTATAAGAAGCCTAATGTTCCTGAGGAGCAGTTAATTAGGGACGAGGGTTCAATAAGGAATGAAATTCTCCCTCACCCATCAACTCATCGGTATATGACTATGTCTAATCTATTCAAAGAGTTTTGCGACCAAGTAGTAGAGGAAACCGCTCAGGACGAAGATATGACGCTAACTAAACTTGTTATCAATTCCCTAACTGGATACTTGGGTAAGGTTACATTTACAGGTAAAGAAGTAGGGCTTACAAATAACTTAGAGGAAGTATGGACTGGTTTCGTTGTTCCTGAGGTTCAAGCTAATAAAGCAGTAGATGTATTTGTTACTCCTATCAAAAAAGATGATAAAGAACTATATCTATTTGGCTATAATACAAAAACTACTAACTTGACTAATGGGCTACCGATGTATATCCAAATCTTAGATTGGAGTAATATGGCTTTGTATGACCTCGCTAAAAATATTGGCGGAGAAGTAGTATATAGAAAAACTGATATGGTTGTTTCAATTGGTGGAAAATTAGATAAGAAGTTTGTAGCTGATGACGAAGGATACTATCAGGATACATTTGGAACATACTATCAAGATACTGATATGGAGAAACTTCAAGGAGCGTCCTATAATTTTATGGAACTAACTGACGAGCGTAGAGTAATAACTCCAAGACTAAGCGATGACTGGATAGATTATCCTGAATATACTTCAAGTAGCGACTGGGAAGCTATATTAAAACTGGCGGTTGAAAAAGGTGGTCTATGTATTAGAGGACGAGCTGGAACTGGTAAGAGTTATATAGTTGAGAAAGGTGTTGAAGCTAAGATACTCCCTGACGACCCAGCGACAAGACTATCCTTTACTAATAGGGCTGCGAGAAATATAAATGGTATGACAATCCATAAGGCACTCGCTATCAATAAAGAAGGCAAGACCAACAATAAGACTATGGAAGGACAGAAGAAATACAAAGCCTATGTTATAGATGAAATCAGTATGATAAATTCATTCCTATGGAATAAGCTAATGTTGTTAAAGAAAAAGACAGGGGCGACATTTATTATACTTGGAGACCATAGGCAGTGTCCTCCTATTGAAGACGGAGTGGAAGTTGATTACTTTAATCACCCATATACTAAGTTCCTTACTGGCGGACATAGGATTGAATTAGTAACTCCCCAACGATACGATATACCACTATGGAATTGGTTAGAGAAATACTACGAAGATGGAGAAGAGGGCGAAGAAGTAGTAAAAAAAAAATTTGAGTTAAAGGATATCTTGTATAGAAAAAACATTTGCTACTTCAATAAGACAAGGAAAGAGATTAACGAAATTTGTATGGGAGTTATCAAGCGAGATAAAATGTTTGTAGCGTTGGAGTATAAGGGCGAGGAGGATATACAACAAAACGCTTTTATATATACTGGGCTACCGCTGATGGCTCATAAGTGTAACAAAGACTTAGAGATTATCAATACGGAGGAGTTTTGGGTTAGCGAGTTTTCATCAGCTGACGAAACTATTACGATGTATAGAGACGAAGATAACGAAGACACCCTAACGATTGGGTTCAAGGATTTTCATAAGAACTTTATGGTTAATTACGCTTCAACAACGCATAAAAGTCAAGGTGCTACTATTAAGAGAGGTATTAATATTTGGGACTGGGAAATGCTATGCCGAGACCGAAGGATTGGATATACCGCTGTATCAAGAGCCAAGACCTGCGACCAAGTATGGATAGGAATTCCAGCTGATGAAGAGGAACAAGGGACAGAACAAGATTATGAAGACCTATATGAAGGGAACTGGTAGTTAGATATTGTAGATAGATTATATATAATATGTAGCAGGGGT